CTGAATTGAATAAGCTTCAAACTCAGAGCTCGGTTCTCGTTCTCCCATTAACTTCTTAACCTTCTGCCAAACATGTACAGCTTCATGTAAAAGCAAACCATATATCTCTATTAATTTCCTTTCTGAAGTATCGCCCAACTGAACAACTGCATAAGAACCATCGGAATAGAAATCAACTTGAGCGGCTGCACTTTCAACAGACAAGAACTTATCAACGTTATTCATGTCCTCGAATAACAAATCCATGTGAAGCTGATTTCTGGCAAGCGTGTATTGAACATGTTGGAAAGGTGAGATATGCCATAAAGGTACGTAATCTGTGCTAACCATGGTCTACCTTTTAACTTAGCAAAGGCATTTCAGTTGCCTCTCTGCCATCAAATGCATTATGAATAAAAATGCCATCCACATATTCGGGATGGCATTCGCAGTGAAAAAATGAATGAGGTTTTAAATCATCATCAGGTACAACCTGAAAGCTGTCATAGACCTCATGTGCAGTCCAAGTCATAATTACTCCAATAAAAAACCCACCGAAGTGGGAATCATGATGAAACTTGTAACGGTTTAAGTTTTCTAAATACTTCCATAATTCTTGTATAGTGGATTTCATTTTCTTTTGCGTATTTATCCAAATCAGTTTTTAATTCTTCTTTTCTAGAGAGTGATTCTGTATCTAAAAATTCAGCAATTGCATCATATTCAATTACAATTTCAATTTGTTTAAATAAACTCAGATACAAACCCAAAAAATCACCATCTAACTTCTTAATATTTTCCTTAAAACTTATAGCTTGATCATCTACTGCATCAATTTCATCTACCTTTAAGAAGAGATTTGCTACATCTCTATGGAATTGCATTTGCTGTTCATTAAACTTTTCTACATCTGCTTTTAATCTGGGGTTAAGGTTATAAAATGATAAAAAATCAGTAGTTACTATTCTTAATATCTCCTCACTCAATTTCTCATTTTTCACAGCTACATGTTGTTCTCTCCAGTCATTGAATAAAACAAATGCTGCAATTGGAGCAAGAAATGCTGCACCTATTGTGAATGCATCTTTTAAAACATCGTATGCTTGCTTTTTATCAAGTAAATAATGATTCCATGGAAATGAACTTAAAATAATAAAACTAATTAACAAATAGCCTATTACTCCACCACCAACGAAATAACATACTCGTTTAATTTTATCTTCTAATTTTCTACTGGCCATATATCCCCCTAATTTAGAAGGATATTAGAACAAGTATTTAAACCTTCCTCAACTGACATTTCCAGATTGTACTGGCCGGATCTTGCTGAATATGAATAACTCGAAATGAGCCTAAAGCTGTTAGCCATTCATCATCAATTTTAGGTGTCATGGACACTTCATTTTGAAGCACGGTAGCCTTCTTATCTGTGGCCAGGACTCCAAGCGTCTGAATCTCATATTGACTGTAAGAGCCAAACAGAACACCACGGCCGGAATAGTTTTCTTTAACTTCAACATATGTTTCAGTTTTAGGATCCCAATTAGTTTTTGAGATCCGCTCACAAGTAAATGAATGAACGGCGTCCGCTAAATCTGCATTAAATGCTTCAGCAATATCTGCCTGAATTTCGTCACGTAAGCCCATATCATGCCCTGTAAAGTGGTATGCCAAAGCCATTAAAACTTGCATTTGGATCTTTCAAATCAAGTGAATCAATAAAATCAATTGCTATCTGTTCAAAGCTAGAGATTGCTTCAGATCCGTCTTGATATTCTTTTTCTGACTCAACAGAATCAGCTTTAACTTTCTTACGCTTCAACTGCTGGTCTTTGCCGTTATAAATTACCTTGGCCAGAATTCCTTTGATAATTTCACATGCAGCATCTTTAAGAAGTGGATCAATAGGATCTGGTACAAAACCAATTCTGTTTTTCATCCATACATTAGCCAGCTTTACCAGACGAGCTTTATCACTGTCTGGTGCAAAATCGCTGCCCAAAATTGAATTTGCGTCATCTACAGTAATAAAGCTCATTGCATTATTCCTTAGGGATTAATTTAAGGAGTTCTGCTTTTGTTGCAGACGGCTTGTAGCCAATGTTCTTACTAGCCAAATACTCTTTTAATTGATCATTTGACCAGTTTTCAAAATCATTAGCTGCCGTTTCTGTAGCTGGGTTTTCTGCCGATTTTCCAGCATCCAATTCAGCTATACGCGCTTGCATAGCAGCAACATCATTTTTAAAAGCATCAAATTCCGCTTGAATGCTTACCACTTTTCCTTCAGCCGCTTTAGTAGCATTGTCAGCTTGGAGTACTGCATCTTTTAAACGTGTGTTTTCAGAAATTAACTCTGAACTATCACCATTAGCTTGTTCCAAGATTTCGATTTTCTGTTTAAGTTGCCCGTTTTCTTCAATAACCTTTTCACAGTCAGCTTTTGCTTGATCAATGACTTCTTGCAGCTCTGGAGTAATTCCAACCGCTACATTTACAGTGGCCAAAGTTGTTTTTGCAGGTTCTTCCAATTTGCGAACTTCAACTGGAACTTCTAAAGATTCGTAATCCTTTTGAATCTTTGGATAATTACCGTAAATAATTACCTCTTTTGCTTTCAGATTTGGGGTTTCATAATAGTCAGGGTTAGCAATAATGCCCGTCTCTAATGCAGCCAGTGCTGCAATGCGTGTATAGATAATCTTCATGGCGCTTTTCTCTTAATAATAAAAAAGAGGGCTTATTAGCCCTCTTACGGTTTTAATTTTTAGGTTTTAACCAGTTGTCGCTGTACCTGATAAATCAAGTAAGGTACCTGCTGTCATTTTGTTGCTGGTTGCATATTTAATCCAGTTAGCACTTGAACCAAGTAATGTAAGATCAGGATTTTCACCTTTTGATGTATCCCAACTATAACCAAGAATATCTAGGTTAAATGCACCTTCAGCACGCATACCGATTGCTAAGTTTTCTTCATCATTGATGTCATAAGCTCGGAAGCCCGGTACTTGTGATTCAGTTACAGTTACAGCACCATACTGCAAACCAAAAGCATCGTTATCACCTACAGCATCCGTCACCAATACCGGCTTTCCTAAGGTTCCTGGTAAACCACCATAGATAACGATTTCAGATTCACCGTAAATTTGCTTAGTGATAGCATCATCGACAATATCGAAATATGTATCTGAGTTCATCACCCATAAGCCAATTCGGCCAAACTTATCACCAAACTTTCGCATACCACGAGTTAATGCTTTGCGGCCATCAACAACGATACTTCCTTTCGCAACCATATCGGGATTACTAGAAATAGCAGCTTTTAAAGAAGCTAAACTGTACTCTAATCGGCCTGCAACCAATGCATCTGCAAGATCGTAACCAACAACCATAGCAAATTCTTCTGGTGTACGAGCACGGCGCTTAAATGCCTCTTCAGTTGATGCATAAGGACCATATTTATATGGAATTTTTACACCTACAGACTCACCTGCACCGATTTTTTCCGGAGTTACTTTTGCATTGGAGTTCACATCACGATGTTTAATGCTACCACCAACTTTGTAGAATGTATTTTTATTGAAGTCACCTTGAATGATTTCATTACGATAAATAATCGCACCATTGGAAGCTTCATTAAAGACATTCAAATTGTCTTGTAAACGTTCTAAATACGCTGTTTGGGCCAGTTGGTTGTAGATGATCATGTCGGAATTAACTGTCGTAGTCATAACTACTTATCTCCAAATATTTAATGATTAGTTCGGTAGTTTTAGGAAGGCATCATTGCCATGTTCTTTGATGTAATCTGCTTTCTGAGAAACAGACATTTCACTGCGTTTCATTCCAGTAGGTGCTCCACCTTTGCCCCCACCTTGAAAACCGCCACCAGTTCCTTTACCACCTTTAAGAATTAAGTCTTTATGCTGGTATCCACCAACCAATGACTCTAAAGCTTCATCAACATTTGCAAGTTCACCCGGGCGGACACGTGAATAAATCTTTTCGCCGTTCGGATCATATGCAACCACCTTGCCTTCTTCGATTTTGAAGTGATGACCAAAGGTTGCCTGAACCATGTCCACAGGTACTGCAATGTTGTCTTGAATGTACTTAGAACGAGCAAAACCACCGCCGATAAGTTCTTTATGTAAAGAGGCTTCTAGAGCATCACGTTGCGCAACAATCGGGGCATATTTTTCCTCAACTGCTTTGATAGCTTCAGCTTTCACTTTCTCAACTTCACCGGCATCCACCAGCTTTTTATCATCGAGATTTTGGATTGTTTGTAATGCCTTTTTAGCTGCCGCTGGGTCTTCAATTCCTTCAAAAGCTTTTAATGCTTTTTCGGCTGCTTCTTTGGCTTCACGATGTGTTTTAGCTTCATTGTTTAAGCGTGCAATTGTTGCTACCGAGTGTGGTGCATCATGTGGCATTTCTTTGCCATCATCATGAATATAGATCGGCTTATCACCGTCTACTTCCGCATAAACTTTACCGTCGATTGTTACTGTTTTAAGTTTCATTGGTCATCCAACCTATATATACAAAATGGGCATCCGCCCGGATTCGCCGTTGGCATCCGCTTTCGGCAGGCAATAAAAAAGCGCCCTTTAGGACGCTTCATTTCTATAAATGATTATTTACTTAAAGCTTGGCGTACAAATGCATCTTTTGCTTCAAGTAGCTTTCTTAATCCTGTGGATTTTTCAGGCCCGTCAGGAAGTTGCTCATCCATTTGCCGAGCTAAATCACCAATTGGCTTACTAACTTGCTGCAAATGTTCAGGTAAATGTTCGTATTGGAAATATTGGATAATAGGGCTTGGCATTTTCTTCTCACAAAAAAAGCACCCGAAGGTGCTATGGTTAAAAATTAAGTTCTATTTGATGAGTGCAATTGCTTTTAATCTTTCAAAAGTAAAACCATAAATTGCCATGGCT